ACGAAAAGGGCAATAAGCTTGATTTGATTAATAACGTTCTAACTAAATTAACTATGTTTGCTCAAATGAATAATGTAATAGTTTTTTTAGTTGCACACCCTACAAAGATGCAAAAGGGTCAAGATGGTTTGTATGCAAGTCCAACTCTTTACGATGTTTCAGGAAGTTCAGATTTCAGAAATCAAACACATGATGGATTTTCTGTTTATCGATTCTTTGGCGATGAAAATAACGATCCTAAAACAGTATTTGAAAATCTTAAAACAAAAATGAAATTTCAGGGAACTATTGGCGGTTTAGTAGAATACGATTATCATATACCTTCAGGAAGATATTATGCAAAAGGTACTCAAGTACCTACGTTTAATTTAATAGAAACCGGTATAAAAGAAATCGAAGAAACAGAACTGGAATATAAAATACAACCGGTTACGCCACAAGATGCATTTGGAGAACCTTACGATGATAATTATGATGTACCATTTTAAAAAATGAAAATATGAAAAACTTTGAAAAAGAATTAGAAAACCTTGCAATGTATATTCAAGCCTATGAAGATACAAGTCTAAACGATGGCGAAGCACTTAACGAATTATTGCAAAAAATAAACGTAACATTATTCTATTTAGAAAAAGAACGTTCAAGTTTTAAAAAGCAATACGAAAATCGTATATTTGAATTAACAACAGATAAAAAAATGACGGTAGCAAGAGCTGTAAACTTTGCTGAAGTTGAAGTCCCAGAACTTTATTTACTACGTAGAATTATGGATTCAGGTTATAGATGCTCAGATGTAATTAGAACCAATATTAGTTTTTTAAAATCAGAAAAAAGAAATGCATAAAATATACCAACGTAAATGCTTAGTTTGTAAAGATAAATTTACGCCACAGAATAACACACAAATAGTTTGTAATCCATCTTGTGCTGTTGAGTATATGAAACGCCAACGTTCAAAAGAATGGAAACAACAAAAAAAAGAAATAAAGCAAAAGTTAGAAACTAAAAGCGAAGTTTTAAAAGCTCTCCAAATAGTTTTTAATACTTACATTCGATTACGTGATAAAGATAAAAACTGTATTTCGTGTGATAAAAAATTAGTTGGCAAGTATGATGCTGGTCATTTTTTATCAGTTGGTGCATATCCAAATTTAAGATTTAATGAAAATAATGTACATGGGCAATGTGTGCATTGCAACCGAGATAAACACGGAAACGTAAAAGAATACGATTTAAGGCTTCAAAATATATTAAGTAAAGAAAATTACTCTGAATTATTAGAAAGTCGAAACAAACCACTTAAATTATCTTTAGAAGATGCAAAAGAATTGATTGCTATTTATAAACAAAAGATAAAAGAAATAAAATGAACCACATAACAATAAAAAACAACAAAATATCACTTAACCCAAACGAAGTGCAAATTTCGCCTTTAGGTAGGGAGTTCAGACTATCAGGAATTAGCATCGACTATTCAAAACCTCCGAAGTATATAAACAATAACGCAAGACATTGCACAACTTACACATTCATATACTTAGATACACAAGAACTATTTTCTTTTTATTTTGATGAATATGATAAGTTTGTATGTAAACTTTAAAATTAATTCACTAAATTTGTAATTATGAAAAAAGAAGAAATATTAAAACTAATAGACGAACAAATAGCAAGTCAAGAAAACTTAGCTGAAGAATATATACAGGAATTAGATAATGAAGAAGATGCCGATTTGTGTTTTTATGCAATAGAAATATTAAAAGAATTAAAACAACAAATTAAAGAAAGTATAATTTCAATTGATACAACTAAACTATGAAAGAATTAATATTATATGGTATTTTTATACTAATATGGCTATTTTTAGTCGCAATGTGTTTTATTGGCGATTCCATTTTATGGATAGTATCTATGTTAATTTTTGGGTATATTCCTTTATTATTAAAATTAATTGCAAATAAAATGAATTAATGAAATGGGAATTAAAAAATATATAGAAAGTCCAGAGGTAATGTGGGAACACTTTTTAGCTTACAAAAGTCAAGTTAAAAAAAATCCTATTATTGTAAAGGATTGGGTAGGTAAAGACGCAACAGACGTTTATAGAGAGAAAGAAAAACCACTTACTTTTATTGGGTTTCAAAACTACTTAGACGACCAAAATATTATAACTGATGTAACTGATTACTTCGAGAATAAAGATAATAGATACAACGATTTTGTCCGTATCTGTTCACGTATTAAAAGAAATATTCAAGAAGACCAAATATCTGGCGGAATGGCTGGAATTTACAACCCAAGTATAACACAACGTTTAAACTCGCTAACCGATAACATCGATTTAAGTACAAAAGGCAAAGAGTTAAACAATACTCAAGAAGTAAAAATTACTATTGTAACAAACGAAGATGAATAATTTTTTTGTATATTTGTATTTATCGGAGTGGTAGCCGAAATAAAAATATTTAAAACTTGCAACGATGATAAAGACTACCACCTTTTGATTCGTTGCATTTTATTTTATGAATAATATAGAAATTTGGAAAGAAGTAAAAAATTATGAGGGTATTTATGAAGTTAGTAATTTTGGAAATGTAAAATCATTGCAAAGACTTATAAAACATAGAGAATCAAATACTTTAGTAAAAGAGAAAATAATGAAACCTTTTTTATCAAAAAGTGGATATTTTATAATTAGATTAAATAAAAATAAAATTGGTAAAACACATCCAATACATCAATTAGTTGCAATAGCTTTTTTAAATCATAAACCTTGTGGATATTTATTAGTAGTTGACCATATTGACAATAATAGACTAAACAATAATTTAAGTAATATACAGATTGTTACAAATAGAGAAAACACATCAAAAAGATTAACTACTCATAGCAGTAAATATGTTGGAGTTTCTTATGATAAAAAAAATAAAAAATGGCTTTCTTCTATTAGAATAAATGGTAAAAGTAAGCATTTAGGTAGATTTAAAACTCAAGAAGAAGCGAGTGAAAGATATTCTGTTGAATTAAAAAAAATAAATAATTATGATTAAAGCCACAATAGTCTTTCAGAAAACATATGAAGCAATAAAAGCTACAAATTCAGACGGAACAAGAAAATACAAATACATAATTCATACAGGAAGTTCCCGTTCTTCAAAAACCCATTCAATACTGCAAACCCATTGGTTAATGGGATTAGAAAACCCTAATTTTAGTATTTCAATTTGGCGTGAAACTAAAGCGGATTGTAAAATGACTATTTTAGCCGATTTAAAGAAAGCCTTACCAACTTTTCCATTTGTTGACAAAGTAACGTTTAATAAAACAGAATCGATATTCACATTTGAGAATAATGCGACTATTGAATTTATGGGTGGCGATGAAGAAAATAGAGTGCATGGTTTTCAAGGAAATGTAGCACACTTAAACGAACCTTACAAATTCTCAAAAGAAACATTTGACCAAATCGATATGCGTACTTCAGACTACCTAATCATAGATTGGAATCCTAAAAACAACCATTGGATTGAAGATGTAGCAAAAAGAGAAAACGCAATAGTTATTCATTCAACTTACAAAGACAATCCATTCGTACCAATACAACAAAAGATTAAAATTGAATCTTACTTACCAGTTAAATATACCGAAGTAGTAGAAAACGAGTTAATAAGCGGTTCAAATGCTTTTAATTACGACTTTGAAGAAAACCCTTATAAGTTTACAGATAAACAAATAAAAGAGCTTAAAAAGGCTTTATTTAACGAACAGCAAGGAACTGCAAATGATTACTTGCATTTAGTTTATGCTAAAGGTTTAAAAGCTGAAAAACCGAATAAGATTTACCATAATTGGAAAGTTATTCCAGATGCTGAATTTGATTCATTACAATATTCCTCGTTTTTTGGTATGGATTTCGGCTTGTCTTCCCCGAGTGCAATGGTAGAAATGAAATTCGACGGCGACAAATCTTTTTTTATTAAAGAAATACTATACAAACCGCTTAACCAAATGCAAGGAACTTTATCAACTGAATTAGATAATTTAAAGATTCCTAAACATATTGAAATAATTTGTGATGTTGGAAATGAGTTGAATAAAACAGAAATGCAAAAGCTACGAAATTCTGGTTATAATGTTTTACCAGCTATGAAAGGTGCGGGGTCTATATTGTCAGGAATTGAAACGATACAAAAATCAACAATATATTATACTAAAAGTTCAAAGAATATTGAAAACGAATATGATACTTATAGTTGGCGTATTGCTCAGGGTGTACAATTAGACGAGCCAGAGCAAACAGATGACCATTTATTAGATGCTATGAAATACGTTATAAGTTGGTATCGTAGAACAAGATATTTAAGTTAATTTAAAATAAATCTAAATAAAAACTTGTATATTAATATTTTTTGTATATTTGTGTTTTAAATAACGTTATGGTAGAGAAAACGTTTAGCCTATTTGGTAGGCAAATATTCAGTAAAATCGAGCGCTCAAGAGATGGTTCAATATGGACTACGCTTTTGAGTGGTGATGATTTTATCAACAATTCAAACTACTTACACACTTCTTTAGAAAATCCAGTTCTAAACGCAATCGTTTCTTTAAGAGCTAAGATGTATTCGCAAATGCAAATTAGACACGTTGACGCAAACGGAAAAGAGGTAAAAAATTCAGACGTTTTAAAATTATTAAAGCAACCTAACTATTTCCAAAGTCAGGAGGATTTCCTATTCCAACAAATGTGGTTTTTGTCAGTTGCAGGAAATAACTACATTTATCAAATTAAACCTTTTAGTTCTGAATTACCTAAAAACCTTTATAATCTTATACCGAGTGAAATCGATTTCAACAAAGTTAACAAGGTTGATAAATTCGTGTTTACTAAATCGGAAATAAAGTCATTCGCTGAAAAGAAAATCAAATATACTTTAGACGGAAAAGTTTACGATATTAAAATATCTGAAATTATACCGCTTTACGATTTAGCAAATGCAATTACTACTGATAGTTGGTTTGTCGCTCCGAGTAGAGTAAAAGCAATTGAAAAAGTATTACAAAATATCGACGTAAATTTACGTTCTAAACATAAGAATTTACAATTTAGTGCAAAGTATGTCGGAGTTAATAAGTCGACAGGAATGGAGGCTCAAATTCAAACAGCCGACAGAAAAGAAATTGAAAGCATTTTAAATAAAAAAGACGTACTTACTACAAACGCATCAGTTGAATATAAGCATTTAGTTAGTGATATGAAGAAATTGTTTTTAGATGAGCAATTTGCAGATGATGCCAATAAATGCCTTTTAGTCTTTGAAATGAATAAGAACGTTTTAAATTACTTTGCAAAAGATAGTACATTTGAAAATCAAAATCAAGGCGTTATTAATTGGATACAGAACTCAATTCAAGGAAGTGCCGATAATACAATGAATAGTTTAAGTTCTTCATTTGGTTTATTAGATAAAAACGAAAAGTTAGTAGCGACTTTTGACCACTTACCAATAATGCAAACTTTAATTAACGATAAAATTAAATCGTTTACCGAGTTTCAAAATGCTTTAAAAGTAAGTTTAGAGAATGGAACTATTGATAATGCAACAGCAAAAAAAATGAGTGATAATTTTATTAAAACTTTAGGATTATGAAAGTAGATGAGATTGATAAAATGTTAAGTAAAAAAGATATTAGTCCAGAATTAAAAAAGGCATTAGAACAAAGAAAAAAGATTTTAGTAAACGATAAAGTGATTTCAAAATGATATATTGTAAAGAATTAAATAAGGAATTTGAAAGTAAGGCAGATTTATTCAAAGCATTAGTTGAGAATGAATCGTTTATTATCGATGCCAAGAAATCACAAGTATATAAATCTTTTGAAAAGGGTTTACAGGTAGTTTCAGACCAAAAGACAATTGAAAAGGCTTTTAACGATTCTGAAAAGGGTATTAAATTTGATTCTGACTATTATTATTTTGTAGTTAATTCCGCTAATTATTTGGATTCGCATAACGATATGCACGTTGATGGTAATTGGAATAAATCAGTTAAAGACCAAAACGGAAAAGTATATCTTGTATGGCATCACGACTTTAGTAAAACGGAAAATATTATAGCGTTTCCAGAAGATATTGAAATGATGACTTCAAAAGTAGCATGGTCCTTATTATGTAAATCTTACGATGGAGAAACTTATTCTTTAATATACAAGGTTAAAAAAGACAAGATAGTTAATGAAAACGTATCTAAATGGCTAAAAGAGGGTCGTAAGTTACAATTATCTGTTCGTATGCAATATGTAAAGTTAGAAACGGCTTTTAATTCAGATGATGAAGATTATGCAAAACAAACAGAAAACTATCAAAAATATTATCCTTTAATTGCTAATAAAGATGAGTTTAAGGAAATTGAATATTTCTTTATAGTTAAAGAAGCTAAAAACGTAATGGAATCAAGTTTGTTACCATTTGGCTCAAATAGTGCAACAGCTGAAATATCACAAACAGAAAATAAAACGAGTGCCGATAAAATCACACCCGAAATTAAAAACGAGCCGTCTATTGACACTCAAAAACAAAAAGAATTATTAAAAGAATTATTAAACAAATTTTAAAAAAGATGGAAGAAATCATTAAAGAATTGGGTACGAAAATCGACGCAATGAAAAACGAATCAGTTACAAAGGCTGAATTAATTGAAGTAATGTCTAAAATTGCTGACTTACAATCTAAAGGTAACGATGTTGACACTTTAAAAGCTAATATCGAAGAAGTAGCTATTAAAGTTTTAGAACTTGAAACAAAAGGAACTGCAAACAATGTTCCAGAATCGTTAGAAACTCTTTTAAAAGAGAAACAAGACGAATTGAAAGCGATGAAAGAGAAAAGCGGTGCAAGTGTGCAAATTGCATTAAAAGCTGCTGGTACAATGGCTTTATCTACAAATGTAACAGGACAAGTTCCACAAGCTGAAAGAGAAGCTGGAATTACAAGAATTGTAAGAAGAAACCCTTTTATCTTAGAGTTAGTAAACGTTGGTACAATTATGTCAAACGTTTGGGAATGGGTTGAACAAAAGAATTTAGACGGTGGTTCTGCAATGACTGCTGAGGGTGCTAAAAAATCACAAGCTGATTTTGATTTAGTTGTTGCAAGTGCTAACGTTAAAAAAGTAACTGCTTATATCAAAGTAACTAAAGAAATGCTTGATGACGTTGCTTTAATGCGTTCAGAAATTGACCAAGAATTAAGAGAGTTAATCAACTTAAAAATTGATGACCAATTATTGAATGGTACGGGTTTAACTGTTGACTTATCAGGTATTAATCAAACTGCTACGGCTTGGGCTGCTGGTGCTTTTGCTTTAACTATTCCAACGCCAAACGTGTTTGATGTTATTAGAACAGCAATTAACCAAGTAAGAGTTAATTTATTCGAGCCTAATTATATTGTAATGCACCCAACGGATGTTACAAAAATGGACTTAGCTAAAGCTTCTGACGGACACTACGTATTGCCTCCTTTTATTTCTAACGATGGCACAACAGTTAGCGGAATTAGAGTTGTATCTAATACAGGTGTAACAGTTGATAACTTCTTAGTAGGGGATTTTACTAAATATGGTGTAAGATTCAAAGAGGGATTGACTATTAATGTAGGTTATGAAAATGACGATTTTACTAAAAACTTAGTTACTATTTTGGCTGAGGCTCGTTTAGTAGGTCGTGTTAAATCTAACCACTACGGAGCGTTTGTAAAAGGTGTTATTTCGACTTCAATTACAGCGTTAACAAAACCATAATTAAATGGAAGTTAAGTTATTAAAAGATTGGGCGTCTTATAAAAAAGGCGCTCTAATCCAAATAACCGATAAAGACGTTTTAGATAAAGGTTTTGAAATCGGATTATTTGAAAAGGAAAAGGTTAAAAAAGAAGTAGAACCAAAAGAAGAGTAAACAATGCCACAAATAGTAAGTAAATCGTATTTTAACAAGCAAAATATCTTGTACATTCCTTTAGCGAGTGAAGCACCACTACCAAGTGCGGTTACTTCAACTCCAAACGATGGAACGTATATTGATGCTTTATGTATTGAGATTGAAAAAACTATTTTGGTTAATGCTTTAGGTTTAACAACTTATAATGAACTTCAATTAGCAATAGCGGACGAGTTTACAAATCCGCTATACGCTTCTTATAAAAAGTTGGTAAACGGAGATGAATACGATGGTAAAATATGGGTTGGTTTAAAATACGATTTAAGTCTTATTGCTAATGCAGTTTGGATTGAATATGTAATGCAAAAAAACACTAATTTATCAGCAGTTGGAAACTCACAAGTAAATCTTGAAAAGGGTACTTTAGTTACTCCGATGTATAAAATCGCAAACGCAAGTGCAAGTTTTATAAAGCAATATCAAGGGCAATATTTAGATGATCCTATTGTAATTGGTAACTTCATTGACTGGCAAGGTTGTTTAGATGGCGTAGAAGTTAGTTTATATCGTTATTTAAGCGACAAAAAGGCTGATTTTCCTAACGTAGATTTAAACAAATTCAAGTTTTACGAACAATTAAACTCTTTTGGAATATGATAACATTTGAAGAAAGTTTAGGTAAATTAGTTAAATTACTACCGAATGTAAAAATTGGAGAAAATGACTACTCAATTAAATACAACTGGGGAACTCAAGAAGTATTGAATAAATATCTAATCACAAACAAAGAAAATTCATATCCTTTAATTTGGTTAATAGTAGGTAGAGATTCAAACGATATTTATAATAAAAATATCAGCAGAAATGCAAGAATAGTTATTGCTACAAGGTCAATGAATAAAGAGGAGTTTAACGAGTTTCAATTTCAAACGTATTACAAAGAAATACTTTACCCAATACAAATGAATCTTATTAAGGTTTTAAGACGTAGCGGAATAAGCACTATAACAGACGATGTGTATAATTCCGAATACAAGCCTAATTATTCATTTAATGATGATAACGGAAAATTAGTAGATATTTGGAACGCAATAGAACTAAATTTAGAGATTTCTTTTGTAACTGATTACCAATGTAGATTAAAACAAGTAAAATTTTAATATATGGCAAAGAAAAAAAAGGAAGTTAACGAAATTCCACAACCAACAGCCGAGATTAAAAAGCAGTCATTTAAAATATTAAAGGAATTTCAAACAGCCGAAAAGGTTTACGAAGTTGGAGATACTTTTTTACATAATGACAAAAGAGTAATAAATTTTTTAAGAACAAATAAAATCATATAATTATGGGATTAATTAGTGCAGTAGTAAATAACTTATCTTGTGGGGCAAATAGCCAATTAGGAACAGGAACAAAATTTTGTCCTCAGGACATTGAAAACCCTAGAGTAGTAGTATTTGCAGAAAAAGGGACTAAATTCGCTCCAAGTGACGACCTTACTTTATCAGCAATTCAAGAGCTACAACAAAAGGGTAAATTAATCGTTTTAAGCGGTGTTGTATCTTTTACAGATAATACAGCAGAAAACACAACAGGAACAAGAGAAAGTACAGGAATTAAGTACACAACTTTATTAAATCCTTACGACTTTACGTTTGTGTTTGATAATGGTTTACATTTTCACAAGGCTTTAACTAAATTAGAAGGCTCTAAAAATTACGATATGTTCATTTTTGACGTAAAAAATGATATGTTCGGAGCTTTAGACAGACAGGGTAACTTTAGAGGCTTAGATTGTCAATATGTTGGAGTTGGTGGTTATAAAATCGGAATGGAAAACTCTCAATCTTTGATGGTTCAAATTTCAAGAACTCAATTCGATAGTGATGTAGCTTTTGTTTCTAATGAGAATTTAGATTTTACAGCTGAACAAGATTTAGATGGATATAATGATATTGAAATTACCTTAACAGCTCCAACAAATGCAGCAACTACTTTAGCAATTAAAGTTTACGCAAAATCTAATAATAAATTAGTAGCTTTAACTGGTTTAGCTAAAGAAGATTTCTTATTAAAAGTTGATGGCGCAACAGTAGCTATTACAACTTTGACTGCAGGGACAAACGATGGCGAATATACATTGACTGTTCCAGCTTTTGCAACTGCTGATGTAGTATTATTACAATTATTTGATAGCAATTTAAATGCTTCAATTATTAATTTAGATGGTAGTTTGTATAAATCAAACGTAGCTACAACAGTAGTAGTATAATTCTAAAAGGGGGCGGTAATTAAAAAACGCCCTCTTAACTTAAAACGTGAAAGGCGTGCAATCGGTTCAAGTTCCGTAATTAAGTGCTAAAACTTTACATAATGGCTTCTCCTTACGAATTAATGGTAAAACTTCAAGGAGTTAGAAATAGCATACTTGATGAAACTGAAAATATCATTTACAGAAATGAGAATAAAATAATTCAGTTAAATTCTTCACAAATAGAACAACATATCGGATTTGACAATAAACAATTAGAGAATACCGATAAAACATTTACAGGTTTATACCGAATGAACTCTTTTACTGAGGCGGGCGGTTTTCATCAAATCGGACAGCCTTATAACTTTACTGATAGTGGTAACTTCTTTAGAGGTTTTTATGTCGAGGTTTTACCTAATTTAACTCAAATTGAAATAGGGTCAACAGGAACAGGCTCAGGCGACAAAGATAGATTCTTTAGAGGTTATAATAATATTTTCGGACTTACTTCACAAAATCAATACAAATTAAATTATGAAATTATACTTCCAGAACTTCAAAGATTTATTAAACAGCAAATCGGATAGTTATTTCGATACTTGTGAAAAGATGCCTTTATATAACTTCAAAATGTTTATTGAAACGAATGATTTAAAATGGTTTTCAAAGAGTTTTAAGGATTCGAGTGGACTTCAAAATGTAGCGGATTTATTTTTTACTGACTATATTGAATTGACTAATAATCGTAAAGTAGAAAATAGATATATCACAATGTTTGAGATTATGCGTTTAGAAAATAAGTATAGATGCGTTTCATTATTGTTAAAATCTTTATGGCATTACGACAAATTACAAGGAATAGAAAACTTTGATAAAATGATTGATATTTTGGAGCAATGGAATTATCGAATAGACAGGAATAAAGAAGTATTTGAACAGATTGAAAAGATAGCCAACAGAATACAAGGTATTAAAACAAAGATTGAATTATTACGTGCTAAATTAGACGAAGGACAAAAAGAAAAAGCCGATAAACCAAACTTTGAAAAGGAACTTATAAACATAACTCGAATTTTAGAACTACACCACAGATTAAAAATTAAAGAATTAAATGTAGCCGAATTTATAGGTTATCAAAAGCAAGCTCAGGAAGTAGTAGAATCACAAAATAAAGCAAAAAAATAATGGCAAACGTAATTGATATATTAGTAAGTAAGCAAGCTCAAGCCGAACTTGACAAGGTTATATCTTCTTTAAAGGTTACTCACGAAGAAATTATTAAGATTAACCAACAAGGGTTAAAGATTAATAGCGGTGGAAGTCCTAAGAATCCAGTTGATTTAAACGCCACTATTAAACAAAACGAAGAACTTAATAAAAAATACAAAGAACAAGAAGAAAAACTAAAACAATTAAACGCTCAAAAGCAAAAAGCACAAGTAAGAACAAGTGAAGAAATTGTTAATCAAAGAGCGTTAGCACAAGCAAGCGATAGACAAGCGAGAGCAACAAGTGCTTTAGTTGGTGCAATGGCTAATTTAAACGCTAAGCACCAACAAGCAAAAAAAACGCTTCAAGATTTAATTGCAAGTCAAACAGCAAGTAACGCACAAATAAGAAAAGCACAAAAAGAGTACGATGCTTTAGATAAAAGAGTTGTTAACGCAAATAATGCGGTAAGACAATTTAATTATAATGTAGGAAATTATCCAAAGCAAGCATTAACAAGTATTAAAAGTTTAATGTCTGCATTTGGTTTGTTTAGTGGTGTTTATTTATTTGCTGGTGCAATTACCAATGCGTTTAAAACAATAAAAGATTTTGACAAAGCAAATGCAGATTTAGCTGCAACAATGGGAAAAACAAGGTCTGAAATTTCATCTTTAACAGAAGACCAAAAAAGGTTAGGAGCTAGCACGAAATTTACGGCAACAGAAGTAGCTGGGTTACAAAAAGAATATGCAAAATTAGGTTTTTCACAAACTGAAATATTAAACGCAACAGAAGCAACTTTAAGTTTAGCTGCTGCGGTTGAAACTGATTTAGCAAATGCTTCAATGGTTGCTGGTTCAACTCTTAGAGGTTTTGGACTTGATGCGTCTGAAATGGGTAGAGTGGTTGATGTTATGGCTAAATCTTTTACCAGTTCTGCTTTAGACATTGAAAACTTTAGAGAATCAATGAAGTATGTAGCTCCAATTGCTAAGGCTTCAGGAGTTTCTATTGAATTTACAACGGCTATGCTTGGTAAATTAGCCGATGCTGGTATAAAAGGAAGTCAAGCTGGGACTTCTACAAGAAGAATTTTAGCAGAAATGGCTAAGACAGGTAAGCCAGCAAGTCAGGCTTTAGACCAAGTTGCAAAAAGTGGTATTTCTGTTAATGATGCGATGGATGAGGTGGGAAGAACAGCACAAACAGCATTACTTGTTTTGTCTAAAACTAAAAACGGAATTGATGCTTTAGACAAGTCTTTAAATAATGTGATTGGTACTGCAAAAGCAATGGCTGATATTCAATTAGATAGTCTTCAGGGTAAAATAACGCTTTTAACTTCTGCTTGGGATGGTTTTATTTTAAGTTTAGAAGACGGAAGTGGGTCAGGTGGAGCAGCGGTTGGAAGGCTAATAGATAATTTTACAGAATTATTAAATAAATTATCGCTATTAGAAGAAAGGAGCGATAAATCTGGAAAGTTCTTTTTTAATAACTGGAAAAAAGGAGTTGATAATTTAGTTCCTAAAGAAACATTAGATGCTGTAGCTTACTTTAATAGCGAGTTAGAAAAAACAGAAAAAATTGCAAAAGCACAATTATCTTCTATTCAAAAATATAAAGCTAACATCAAAGCACTTCAAAGTGTTTCATTGTTTGGCTTGAAAACAGATGCAGAAACAACCGAACAAGAATTGTTAGATGCGGCTACAAAAAAATATAACGCAACTTTAAAAGCAAAAAAATATTTAGAAACATCTATTAAAGAAAAATTAGGCGAAAGGTTACGTTTAGAATCTGAATTTATAACCGCTTTTACTTTAAGAAATAAACAAGTTTCTCAAAGTGTCGCTTTAGATTATGCTAAAATTAAAACAGATGCCCAACTAAAAAGAGAGATTGGACTTTTGACTTTAGTTGAAGATAAAAATACAGAAGGTAAAAAGAAAAATACAAAAGCAACCGAAGAAAATAAGAAAGCTAAAAACGATGTAAGATTTGCTTTAATAGGTTCTGTTGAATGGTTTGAAAAATTAAAATCAGCTTTAGAGTTAGAACAAAAACAACTATCTACAAATAATCCTAAATGGGAAGAATATCGTTTAAAAATTGAACAAGTACAAAAATCTATTGACGCAATTACAAAAGCGTCTAAAAATTTAGATGGTGTTTCTTTAGATTTAGGAGGTAGCGAATTTTTAACTGATATTGATGGCGATGAATTAATGCGTCAAGGCGACGAATTGCGTGCATGGTATAAAGATTTTAGAGAGGGTTTTCAAGATGATTTTTGGGCAAATAGTGGTTTTGATAAAATTAACTTTATTATTGAAAACTTTGACAAACTAAAAGAAAGTGGTACAGATATGGCTTTAGCTATGTCGGAAGCATTCCAACAGGCTTTTAATACTATTTCAGAGTTTTCTAATGCTAACTACCAACAAATGTACAGCAATTTAGAACGTCAAAGAGATGTAAGCATTTTATTTGCGGGTGAAAGTGCAACGGCTAAAGAGGAAATTGAACGTCAATATGAAGAAAGACGCAAAAGAATACAACGCCAACAAGCTGAAAGTCAGAAACGTTTAGCTATGTTTAATATTGCTACTAATACGGCTCAGGCTGTTATGGCTGTTTTCGCTAAAACTCCACCACCAGCAGGTATTCCTTTAGCTGTTTTAGTTGGTGCAATCGGAGCGGCTCAATTAGCAATGACAGCAAGTCAACCAATACCACAATTCTATAAAGGAACGCAAAACGCTCCAGAGGGTTTAGCGTGGACAGATGAGAAAGGTGCGGAATTACATACTGATAGCAAAGGAAATATTAAAGATTACGGAAGTAATAAAGGGGCAAGATTAAAGAAACTTGAAAAGGGGGATAAAATCTATACTGCAAGTCAGACTAAAAAAATGATGGATTTATACGGATTTAACCAAGATTTTAATAATATAATGCTAACTAATGGGATAAGTACTTCCAATTTCAATAATAATTCCTTAAATTTAGAACCGCTTAACGCAAGGTTAGACAGATTAACAAGTGTAGTTGCTAATAAGTCAGAGGTTACAATAGTAAATAATGAAAGCGGAACAAGATACTACGAGAGAGTTAACGGACAAAGAAGAGAGCTAGTAAATTCAGTATTAACAATGAAATCAAGAAGCGTAAGATAATGTATAAACACTATTTAGATTTTTTAGATTTGCCATTAATTGGTAAAATTGAAATAAGCGAGCCTTTTAAGTTTGATGGAAGTACCCACGAAATTAAACGTGAAAAAGGGCGACATTCACGTGATGTAATTATAGCTAATCAAGATATTGAATTAGAATTTTATAAAGAACATTTTGAGCCTATTGAAATAGAGCAAGTTTTGCCAGATGGCACTATTTTAAATTACGTTTCTCACGGTTTCGATTATTTAGTAAACGAAATTAACACCAAAGGTTGGGAGATGCGTGTTGAATATACTATTAATTACAATGGTACAGATTTCACGACTGGCGAAATAGATGGATTAACATACAAAGTATTTGATGATTATTTGAGTATTAAAATTAGTCAAAATACATTATCTGCTTACATTAAGAAAAACGATAGTGTTAAAATTGATGCTTTTAGTGATAAAAGTTTAACGGATTTACCTATTACACCATGCACAACAACTGATATATTTTTAAAGGCTAAGCCATTGTTAGAGCGTTCAAAATGGGGTGAAAAAGAAATAACAGATACATCGGCTTATTACTATGGTAGTGGCTTTACGCATGATTTGACTATACCTATTGCTAATAATTTAGTTGATTTCAATCTATTAAATAGTTACTCCCCTTTTGATATTGTATGGAAAGGTACAGATTTAGGAATTACAGCAGTTAGAAGATTTATTTACGATAACAGACTTGTAACCGCTAAAAATGAATTAAGAAACGTAAAAGTAAAATTAAATAAAGTTTGGATTTCTGGAGCTACAAGTCAGGGCAGAATATATTTAAGATACGGAACTACTTTTTTTGATTCAGATGGTAATTTTATAAGTGCTGGGAATACGCCTACTACTTATTTAGAAAATGAATTAAATAATATTAGCATTACCAATAAAGATTACGAATTTACAATACCATATATTGCACAAGGAGAAACTCTTTGGATTGATACGACAATGTTTTTTAGCGTTGGTTCGTTTACTTCTGTTTCAATGCAATACACTAACTACAAAATTGAAAGCGTTGAAATAACAGCTACTTCAACAGCGGTTAGTACGATTGTAAAAGGCGTTCGTTTATATGATTTATTAAGACATCAAGCACATTCATACGATACAACTTTAAACGATTTAGGGGTATTTAATAACACTTCTGAATACTGGAATAACTTTTGTTTTAATGGTAGAATGTTGGGTAATTTAGCAAATCAAGCGTTTAATAACGAATTTAAAGACCTTTACAATTCTGTTTGCGATGAAGCTTTTGCAGACTACCAAATTGATAACAACGGAATAACTATTGATTTTATAGACAATTACTATAAAGATGAAGAAATAGCTGTATTTACAGAATTACCTTCAAATGATGCAAATTATACAGCAAATAGCGATTATTCTATAAACTTATTTAATCTTAAATTTAAAAAATCAAGTTCAGATAGGACAGGCAACGAAGTTGATACAATTGACGATGTGCATACTTCTTTACAATTGAAAATGCCATCTAAAAAAGCCGATGCAATTTATAATTTAGAGTTTGATCATATACGTTCAGCTCAACTAATCGAAGAACAAAGACGCAAAGGAAATGAAGTAAACGGAAAAACAAGAGTATTAGAAAACGACGAGAATTTATTTGTTTTGGATTGCGTGGAACTTGCACCAAGTACGACAAACGAATTTACACAATTTTTAAGATATAGAATTTTAGATACCGACAATAAATTAGAAATTGTATCGAATGGTACTTTTGCATGGACTAATTTAGGAATGGTAGTAGGACAAACAATTAGTATTTCTTTTGTTGGTTTGCCAAGTGGCACAAACTTTCAAATATTAGCTTTAGAAGATTTTACAATTAGATTATTATTTTTGAATAACCTACCAACTTCTGACAGCGATGGAGAAAAGTCAATTACTTTTAATTACATTTTACAAGGCGTTTTATATACTAATAGAACAAACGAAGGATTTACAAATATTGAAGGCATTGCAAATCCTGAAAATTACTCAAATTTAAAATATTCGCTAAAAAGAATATTAAACAAATGGCGTAAAATTATCAATACAGCTGGACAATATTTAATAGGTAAAGAAGCTAATGTTACTGAAATTAAAATCAATAACGAGTTAGTAACTCGAATGACTGGAGAAAGTGCTGATGTTATAGATTTTGCACCTATTGAAATTACAGAAGATAGGATTTTAAACGGAAAAGTTCACGAAATTAAAGTGTTTTGCGATTTTGACAAGGCTACTGAACTATTCACAGAAACAAGGGATTTAAAAGGCTATATAAGGGCGATTAGAAATAATAATAGTGTAATTCGTGGTTTTATTAAAAACGCTCGTTACACGTGGCGTAGTCAAGAATTATTATTGACTTTGGAAGAAAAACAGGATAATCTAATTACAGAAATTACAGATTTAGAAGTTATTGACTTTAATATTGTAAATGACTTTGTAAATTTATACGACTTGAATAACTTACCTCTTGTTACTACTAAAGAATATAAATATTTTTCAATCAATGGAATTATTTACGATAACGTAGAAGATTTCACAGAAAATTTAATAAATTTGTTACCATGATATTACAATTTAGAAATAGTCTATATAACAATAAAACGTTAATGATGAATGGTAACGCAAATATTGGCTATTTTAGTCAGATAGTTTTGCGTCCTAATACGTTTTATTGTCAAAAACTGCCTTTTTTAACCGATAATGAATATAGCGTTTTTGTTGCTGATTTATGCGGTAATAATTTGCAAGAAATTACAGAGCATTGTTACTTTTCTTTGAATTATATTGAGTTTGCTAGTGTTTTTGATTTTTATGGTCAATATGTTTGTTTGAAAATTGTAAACAACTTAAACACTATTGATAACCCTATTGATATTTGGTTTTCTAACCCAGTCTTTATTACTGATGAATTTTATAGTGTAGATTTAATTTACAAAAACATTTCAGAAAACTATAAACAAAGAAGTGGGTTAAATTGTTATTTCACAAGAGCCGTACAGGAAAGTGAAGTAAAAACATACATACAAGAAAGCGGTACTAAAGTAAGCGGTAAAGCGACTTTTACAGAAATGAAAAAGTATGTTTTTGAGCAATTAGATAATTTCAATTATAGAAATATTAATACAGCTTTAGCAAATACAATTGTTTATTTAGATTCATTAAGGATAACAGATAAACCATTGTTAAAAGATGCTGACATTGAGGGTTCACAAAATACTTTTCAAAGCGAGTTAACCGCAAGCGTAAATTATAATGATAGCTTTGATTATCAATTACAAATTGCAATACCTTTAAATTTATTTAGTTATTACCCAAACAATATTTATACATTATATTCAATAGAAAATAGAATTACATTAGTTTTTAATCATTCGATTGATAGTGTTTCTACATCAATTATAAAATTGTATAAAAACGATATTTTTTATTCTAATTTAGACTTAATACAAATAAATAACACTACCTTTGAACAAGTTTTTTTATTTACTGAAAACGGAAATTATGAAATAAGAGTGGAAAGCGGTAAATTTATGAGCAGTTTGTATGGTATTACAAGTGAGCTAATATTGCCTTTTGTTATCACTGGCGGTTTTTACGATGAAGATTATTACGATGAAACATATTATTTAACATAAAAGAAAATGACAAAATCAAGCATTATTAGTTATATTACAGCACGTTGGGGCGATATAACAAACCCTAAAAGATTGCCGATAAAAGATATAGAGGTATCAAACGCATTGTTAGACGAATTATATTCTTTAGTTATTAAAGAAAGATACAATATTATTGCAAACGAATTATTAATTACTGGTTTTTTAAATGACGATATTTTTTATGAAATTACATTTTCTAAATCAGGAAATAAAGTTTTTGTAAATGGTTTTGTGAACAATATTTCAGAATTTATTTTTGAGGGTGCTTTTTTAGAAATAATAGGAAATGAATATAAGCAAAAAACAGGCACAAAGCAATATGCTACAACTTCTGAAATAGGTGTTTTAACAATATTTAATAATACTTTTATAATTGAAAGTATAGATGCAAACACTAAAGTATATTTTAATTTTAATTATTTAACAAACGATTAATTATGTCAAATTTAACAAATATACCATTAGGAGACACTCAAAATTTATTGAGTTATAAGTCTTTGTTAAAAGATAATCCATCAATAACTTTTAATGCTTCAGGTGTTTCAAGCACTGGAACGATTACTAATGCAATAACTATTCAAAAAGAATGTTCTTCTTTTAGAACTGAATTATTCCAAAATGTGGTAACTGGATTATCAGCTTATTTCGATTTTGGTGATGCTTTAGAATATACAGCAACAAGATACGGAAATTATACTTTTTCTTTTTATGCTTTAAAAGGTGAATTAAATGTAAATCCTAATTATAACGTTGATGTTATTTTAAAAGTTTACATAAACGCTATTTTAACACATACTTTTACTAAAAACACTCCGATTGAAGCTGGAAGTTTAGAAGACTTGAGATTTGTTCAGTCTTTCGATTTAGCCTTAAATGATATAGTTAATTTTGAATTTGAGATACAAAAACCAAGCGTTGGAACACCAAACCCAAATATTGAATTGTTTTTTACAGGATTTCAATTAAATTATGGAAATGTAACTAATTACCAACTACCTATTTTATTAGAAACAGGTTGGCAAAGTAAAGTCGATACGACTAACACGCAAGTTTTAACGGCTAATACAGATAATTTAATTGCATTTACAGGCACTAATTCAAGCAATGGGGGTTTAACTTTAATGAATAGCGTTGGTAAAATAACGCCAATAAAAGTAGGTGATTCTGTAAACGCAGATTTTGCTTTTTCTTTTCCAAGTCCTTCAGGAACTACTGACTATTTAAGCGTGAAATTAAAGGTAAATGGTGTTGTTTATAGAGCGCAAAGTTTTAACATTTTAGAACCTACAGGAGAAACAAACTATATAGCTGTTTCTTTTACTTTACCAGTTGAAGCAGAATTTAAAACATACGGAGCTGAATTTTTTGTCAATCCAAATGTAGCTATTACAATTTCAAATAGATATCAGCAAGTAACACAATTACATAAAGGAAGATAGTTATGTTAGAATTAAGAAAAAAAGGTAATAAACATTGGTTATTGATAGATGATGAGATAGGGGAGTTTTCCCCTTCTAAATTTACAATTAATAGGCTAAACAGTAAAATAGAAGTTGTTTATTTTAACAATTTAAAAAGTAAAAACTATGATGTTTCTGATTGTTATATTTTTGATATTGATGAAACCATAGGATTTAACACAAGTTCTGGAGTTGAGTTTATGGATAAATTAGAAGAGTTAAATTGTCCTTGCTTTCAAAAAGATGTAAATAATTTTTATATTAGTGGCGGTTCATGGTCAGAGTTAACTAATTTCGATGCTTTAAACGATGCGACATTGCCATTATCAGGGGCTGAGCAAATACCTATTATTCAAGGTGGAGAAACTAAGAAGTTAGATTTATCTACAAAACTCGACAAAGTTTCAGCATCAGGCGTAGAGCGTGCTTATATCATTAATGCAGATGGTTCGCAAGGTACAAAGGCTACGAGTGAGTTTGGTGGTGGGGAAATATACATTCAAAATATTTCCGTATCTGGTGGTTATACTGTTGATTTTAATGTAGCCACACACAGATTAACATTAACAGGAAATACAACTTTTACAGAGATTAATTTACCATCATTAGGCTTTTCAAAAACAATTACATTACATATAAATGGTAATTTTGGAGTTATTTTTCCAGCAAGTTGGACACAATATATAAGTGGAGCGTATGATGGGACAGCACCACTTAACACTATTGTAATTGAAACAATAGGAACTGAAAGAAAAGTACAAATTTCACAACCTGATTAGCTATGAGTAAGAAGATGTTTTTTAAAAATCAAAATCAAAATCAAATATTGATACCAGGTGAAAATTCAACTTGGTTAAATAATCCTGATGTTGTTGTAGGGGTTGGAAGTGCTTATAAAAGTACTGCTGGAAATGTTTACAATTTAGCAACTTATGGAGCAATACCAGTAGGAAAAGTGGCTATAATGGAAGGGGTTGTAAGTAATAATCCTGTAAACAATACAAATAGAAATATGGTTTTTGGTTTTAGAACTGATTATAATAATCCAACAGAGTATTTAACATATCCGAGGACTACATACGCTGTTGACCATTTTGGTTTTTACATAGTTGGAACAGTTTTAAGAATTATATGGCTAACTCCTGGTGCATCCCTTGGAACGGTTAATGTTGGAGATAAATTATCAATAAAAGTTACAGGACTTATTTTTGAATTTTTTAAAAACGATGTGCTTATTCATACAGGAATAGCAGGAATTGAAACCACACTTTATCCATCAATGCTATTTTATACCTACGGAGCAATGAGTAATATTAAAACAACTATATTTTAATCAATATGAAAGCAAACATTTCAAACATACAAAAAACCTATTCAGAAATTCCAGGAACTTGGGAATTTGAAGGCGTAGCATATCAAGGATATGAACATTTTACAGACTTACATTTTGCTCACGGTTGGCGTGATGTGGTTATTCCAACAATAACAGAAACACAAAAGTTAAGCAATGAATATATTTTAATAAACGATATTGTTACAAAAGAAGTTGTCGAGCTTACAGCAGAAGAATTACAAGCTATTGAAGATGCAAAAATTCCTGAATCAATTTCGCAAATGAAATTAAGAAAGCAACTTATTATAAGTGGAATTTCTATTTCTTCAATCGATGATTTAATTCAAAGTTTGCCACAACCTAATAGGGATTTAATTTACACTATGTGGGAATATGCAGCTGTGTTTGATAGAAACAACCCTGAATTAAACGCTATGGCTCAAATGCTACAAATTACTTCGGAGCAATTAGACGAAATTTTTATTAACGGAAATTTATTATAAATGGGATTGATTTTATTTTTAATAGCATATATTTTGTTTTTACCGATTAGTTTTATTAATTTCCTATTTGTAAGAAATAAAGGTTATTTTAAAAGTTCAGCAATCAATATTGATAAGTTTGGTAATAGAGAATTTAGAACAAGTCTAAATAAATGCTTAATAAACGAAAATAGTCCTTTTCAGTTTGGCAATGAAATCGAACAATTAAGAAATCAAATTAATAAAAAATAGCTATGTGGTACATCATCATTTTAATTTCATCAATCTACATTCTTTGGCTTTTCATAAGGTCAAATAATGCTTTTTTTAATCAAAATAGAGAAACTTTACTAAGAAAAAGAACACACTTAAACAATGTACTAAATGATTTCGGTATCAATTCCGAAATTGATAGACGTTGGTTAGATGCTTACGATAATTTCAAGAACTATCCTAAATTATTTAAGTATGATGGTGCTACAATTGTAAATGATTTAGACACGATAAAAGGTTATGATGCGCCCGCTGGAAATCACGACATCGCTTATATTTTATTGAATTGGTTTAGTTTGAGTGGTTTTGTAGAAAAATTTGAAATAGATTATCAATATGGCTTAGATATGCGTAAATTAGATATTCCATACTTGACAGCTTGGAGTCGTGTAATTTTACTTTGGATTTCTACTCCTTTTTGGTATCTTTGGCTAATCATAAGAAAATTTAAAAAATGAAACAAGAAACAAATTTTTATTTAGCAACATTTTTAAAAGCATTATTTTTAACGATTGCTACATTTTTAACTCCGATTAAAGGGTTACTTATAATTACAGGAATGGCTGTATTTTTAGATACAATATTCGCTATTTACACAACGATAAAATTAAACGGTTGGTCAAGTTATCAGAGTGCAAAATTGTTTAACATAGTGGTTAAAAGTTTCTTTTATCTTGGATCTATTGTTTTAGCTTACTTTATCGATACGCATATAATTGAAAAAAATACTTTGTTTGGTGTTAACTTACTAATTTCAAAAGCTGTCACTGTCTTTTGGCTTTACATCGAATGTAAAAGTGTAGATGAAACATCGCAAAAATTAGGCAATAAGTCTTTTTATTTTACAATTAAAAACATAATGTCAAAAGCAAAAGAATTAAAAAAGGATATTAACGAAATTAAAGAGTAATGAGTAAAATAGTAGAAGTGGCCGAAAAAGAAATTGGCCAAGTAGAAGTGCCTAAAAACAGCAACAAAACTAAATACGGAAAATGGTTTGGCTTTGATGGTGTGGCATGGTGCGGAATGTTTGTAAGTTGGTGTTATGCACAAGCTGGCCAACAATTACCAAAGATAGGTTTTAGTAAAGGTTTTGCAGGGTGTCAAACTGCGGTGGCCTACTTTAAGAAATCAGGCCAACTAACAACAAAGCCTATTGCGGGTGATATTGTTTTTTTTGATTGGAATAAAGACGGTCGTTATGACCATACAGGAATATTTGTAAAATGGTTAAATGAAAATGAATTTGAAACTATTGAAGGTAATACGGCCATAGGTAATGATTCAAATGGTGGCCAAGTAATGCGAAGAAAAAGAAATAAGAATGTAGCTATATTTGCTCACGTTTAATTTTTTTTGTATATTTATATTATGATTGGAATATACAAAATAACATCACCAAGTGGGAAAATATATATAGGTTCTTCTATAAAAATAGAAAAAAGGCTTAAATATTATAAATCATTAGACTGCAAAGGTCAAACAAAATTATATAATTCTTTATTAAAATATGGTTACGATAATCATAAAATAGAAGTATTAGAGGAATGCAGTATTGATGAATTATATTTAAAAGAAAACCACTACGGAAATATATTTAATGTTTTAGGCATTAATGGTTTAAATTGCGTTCTTCCAAAATTTAACGATATTAAAAAACAAGTTTCTGCAGAAACACTTAAAAAGATGAGCGAAAGTAAAAAAGGTTATAATAATACTTTTTATGGCAAGAAACATTCTTCAGAATCAAAAGAATTAATTAGTATTTCTCAAAAAGGCCGAAAACATACTGCAGAACACAAGTTTAAAGTTTCTTTAAATAACGCAAAGAACAAAGCTAAAATTATTATAGATTTAAATAATGGTGTATTTTATGAATCGGCCAAAGAAGTTTCTGATTTATATAAAATAAATCACTCTACATTAAGAGCAATGCTAAATGGTAAAAACAAAAATAAAACCACCTTTCAATATTGTTAATTGATAAAAAGAATGTAATAGTTGATAGCGGTATTACTTATCCTAATATCTAATAGCGCAATATAAAATATTAGTAAATCCCGTTATTATACACAAAAAAAAGAGCCGATTATTTTACTAAACGGCTCTAACCAATAAAAACTTAATCAATGAAAAAACTAATATTACTATTGTTAATCTTGCTTACTTCTTGCGCTACGGTAAAAAAGCAAAGCGAAGATACTGAAATAAAAAAAGATAGTGCAAGCGGATCTAATAAAGAATGGAATTTATCAACGGGCAATTTTACAATAAAACCTTTTAATCCTGATAAACCGATTGTACATACAAATTCAGAAGGTAAAACGGATACTTTTTACAATACTATAATTGAGAATCATTATAGAACTGAATATTTAAAAGTAAAAGACACGACTAACGTAAAGACCGATTTAAAGCAAGAAAAAACAATAAAGGATAAAGACTATAACAAGTTTATAGAAACTGGTTTTAAATACGCTTTATATCTTATTTTGATTATATTAATTGTAATGTGGTTATATAAAAGTTTCAACCCGATACAAATTATAAAAGATAAATTTAAAAACCCACTTAGTTAGTGGGTTTTTATTTTTAGTAAATTGGTAATTTTGGTTTTTCTATTGGTTTGTAATGTGTAAATTTATTCCAAAATATTGCATTTATACCATTTGTAAAAGTTTTTTGACTTTGATTATAAAACACAGGAGCGTTGATTAATATGTTTTTTTCTGAAATAACAAAACAATTAAAAATATCTTTTGGCAAATCTTCTTCACTTTCAATCTTAATCCATCCGTTGTTGTTATAAATTCCTGTTAATTCGGTTGGTTGTAATTTCAATCCTTCTTTGCCAAATGCAGAAAATTTATTTTCATCTTTTAAAAGATTTTCATAACCTTTCAAACTATATTTTAAATCTGGCGTTGGTAAAATTAACACTCCATTTTCTGTAATATATTTTGAACAGATACTCCATTCAAAACCTAAATTTTGATAAACTTCTTTTATTATTTCTTCCTTTGTCATTTTTATTTATTTTAGTTAATTAAAATCACTACTTTAGCAATTCATAATTTATTTTTTAGTTTAAACCCCTACTTGTGAATAACAAAGTTAGGGGTTTTTAATTATCAATAACAAATTTATTCCTATTTATTTCTACAATACGTTTACTAAACTCTTTTATACCTCGATATGTTTTATTATTATCTTTTGCGTACTGCTGAATACTTTTTAAATTGAGTAAATCAAAACCAAGTATAATAATTTGTACTAAATCATTTTCTGAAATATCATTTTCGGTAAATTTATCGTAAATGAAATTGTATATTTTTTCTCCTTTCTCTGATATTACTGGCGTTGACATAGGTATAAAATTTTATATTGATGATATTTGGTAGTTAGCAGTAATATGTGGCTAACCAGTTTTCAAAAGTCATAGTTTCATTATAGTGAGCTACTGCAAATGAATAAATCATATCTCTTGCTGTTTCGTGAAATTGTTCATTAAGTTCATAGTTTTCTTCTAATATATTCATTAAAATACTACTGCTAACATCGGTTTTGTTCAATGCCTCGTTTTCGTTATTTTCTGTTTTCATAATTAATATTTTTTAAGTTAGACGTTTAGTTTTCTAAATCGGCACTAAACAAAGCCGCCAAACGTTAGCGGTAATGCTAAAACCCGCATCGCTGACAAGCAATCTCATAATATTTAGGCTCTTTTTCGATACCGATAAATTTACGGTTCAACTCTTTTGCTGCAAGTGGACAAGTTCCACTACCCATTACATTGTCTAATACAATTTCGCCAGTATCAGAATAAGTCGCAACCAAATATTTTAATAATTCTATCGGTTTTTGAGTTGGATGTATTTGATTTTCACATTCAGCAGTTCTGAAATATTGAACACTTCTTGGGTATCTTTTACCATCTAAACTTTTTACTTCTACTCTTTCCTTTCTGCCACCAGTCAAAACATTATTTGAATTACTCACTTTGCCCTTATTGTATGGTTCAGCCTGTGTAAATTGTGGATTATAAACCATATTCTTTTTAGCAGAGTTTTGAGCCGAAGGATATTTTGAAAATACCAAAATATTTTCGTGTGCCTTTAATGGTTGGTATTTGCAATGAACATAGTTTGATGTTTTGCTTTTTTCCCAAATCCACTCATACTTAAATAGTTTAGGGTTACTCATAATCAAAGCACTTGAAAAAGGTTGCGACCCAAATAAAACTATTGCTCCATCGTCTTTTATAATTCGTTCATATTGCTCCCATAATGGCTCAAATGGTATTATACTGTCCCACTTGCAACCAGTAGTTCCATAAGGTAAATCCGCCAAAATAAGTTGAACCGATTTATCAGGTATCAAAGGCATAATATCCAAACAATCACCTTGAAATAAAGCACTACCGCTAACATCGGCTATATGCAATAGCGGTGTTTGTGCGTTCTTTAACATTTGTTCTACTATCATAATTTATCTGTTATTTAAAGTTTTGTGTTCTTAATCCGCTACTGCACATAGCCGCAAAACGTTATGCGGGATGCTATGATACCGCACAACAGAATTACTTAATAAAATATTCGATTAAGTATAGTTTTGGAGCAACCAAAATGAAACATAATTTATATAATCCAACCGCTAATATTGCAGCTCCGAAAATAAAACCAACACCCATTGTCATAAAAGTAGAAACTTCTTCGGAAGCATAACCGTTTATAACAACTTCATTCCAATCTGCTTCATAGTCTTTATCTACTTTTTTACCCCACAATTTCCTTAAATTATACCCTGTAAGTAAAATAATAATACCTATTAAAACACTAAAAGAATGTTTCAATATATGCCAATTGTAAAATTCCTGCAATAATAACGGAGCTTGCTCAATTACAAAATCTCCTGTTTTCTCGGCTACATTTAAGGCTTTTTCAACAACTTTTGATAATACTTCGTCTGTCTTTTGAAAGTTGTCAACTTTTGTAGAATCCGTTTCTTTTGCATTTCCTAAAAATGAAATACTTAACGCTAAAATCAATAATGCTTTTTTCATAATAATTTGTTTGTGAGTTTTTTAAGGTCGCTCAAACCGGTATATATAATTAACACATCGCATAACAATGGTTTTGTGCTATTGTGCCGAATGTAGTTTGCGAATAGGCACAACAGACACAAAGCCTGCGAACGTTATAGTCAATGACTACGTTTTTTTTAATAACTTAATTTCATTTCTTACATCTAACCAAAATAAATATCTTTCCTTTTCATAAATATCTATTTGGCATTGTGAATGGTATTCAACAAGAATTTCATCAACTATTAAATTAGCCATTCTTTTTTGTTCTTGTGAGTAAAGTTTATCTTTTCTAACGTTATTATATTTAGAGTAACATTTTTCAACTAATTCTTTAGCTTTTAATTTTACTTTTACTTTCATAAGACTTTCAATTTTAAAAACCGCCACTAACTATAACAGTAGTTTGTAGCAATGGCTTTGTTAGTGTTTAATTTAATATTTTGGCTTTTCTGTTATTATAATTTTTAAACCGAAACTACTCGCTTGCTTGCACGCCACTGCAACAAGCTACAAAACGTTAGCAAACATTTTAAGAACCGAAAACGTAATATTCAATATTATTTTCATTTAAAAAATCTACTAATGAAATTCTTTCAAAACTAAATTCAGTAGGTATGTATGCAAATTCTGTTTCTTTTATTTTAACTAAAGAGCCAAATTGTATAGAAAAAGGAAAAGACTCGCAAATTATTTTTACAGGAGAATAATTTTCGTGTGGAAAATGTTCCCATTCAAATATATTCTCATTATCTAAATTGTATTTAATTAATTGTTCGTGATTAATTAAAAAAGAGGGTGTATAACTCATAAAAAAAAAACGATTTGCTAACATCGGTTTTGCTCTATTGCGGTTTCTGGCATAATTCGATGTTCTGTTTGTATTTGTTAATTTTGTTTTTCAATCTAAAGTTTTGGCTTACTTTTCCGCAACAAAGCAAAGCCGAGAACCGTTACCCGCAATGCTAAAACAGCGACACAGATACACCATTAAGCAGGTTTTTAGCGGTTCGACAATATTCGGGTTCGACTTCAAAACAAATGAAATCCCGCCCTATTTCTTTACAAGCCCTTGCAGTTGAAAAACTACCCGCAAAAGTATCCAAAACTAAATCGCCTTTGTTGGTGCTTTTTTCTATTAAGTGCCTTAGTAAGTTTGTAGGCTTTTCGGTTGGGTGATTATCAGTTGGCATCTTTGCACACTTAATCACATTGCTACTTCGCCCACCATTTAATTTTTTGCTTCCATTGCTACAAAATATTATCAGTTCATATTTCGGGGCGTAATCGCCAAGCAAGTCACCGCTACCGTGATTATTCTTTTCCCAAACCAAAATGTTTTTTACATTGAAATACGCCCCTAATGTTTGCTTAAAAACATCAATGTTATGCCAACTGCAAAAAATGTAAAGGTGGGCTTCGGGCTTGCATACCCTTTTAAGTTCTTTGCACCAATAACCCAACCAATCTAAATCGGTGTCGTTTTGGATACTTTTATGTTTTTCTTTTCGTCTGTTGCTTCGGTAAGCCATCCCATATGGCGGGTCAGTCAATACAAGGTCAATCGTATTATCAAAAACCTGCTTAATTCCATCTTCCCAATCAATGCAGTTGACTTGATTAACAAAAGCACTGCGGGTAACAGCGGTTTTGCAAAATGGGGGGTTATGTGCTTCTATCATACTTTTGTACTTAAATTAAACATTGGTGCTTCTAATCGGCTTTTGTGGGTTAAATCCCCCACTTCGCAAATCCGCAAAACGTTATAAGAAATAAAAATTACTTACCTATTCGTTTAATAATAGCATTTGCTCTTTTTTCAGAATCTCTATCTATTAAACTGCTCATTTCATTCCATCCTAATCTTTTGCCTGTTTTTGGATGATAATGTTCATTTGATATTGATGGTGCTTTTACAAATGAGTTAACATAATGTCTGTGGTCACGCATTTGTTTTTCTATAAATTGTTTTAGTTCCATAATCCGTAATTTTTACTTCTTATAACAGCAATTACACGCTATTGCTAGATTGTGATTAATTTAAAATTTGTTTTGTGCCTTTCAATTCCGTGTTAAACTGAAAGATGTTTTTGTGTTTTTACGCAACAGGCGTGTAGTTGCAAAACGTTATGTGCCATTTTAAAGAGCGACACTACTCTCAACTTCATTACCCCAAACATCCCAGCCTGATTTCACATCTCTTGCGAATAATTCTATACGTGGCAAGTCCCCAAATAGTCTTACGATTTCATCTGCTATATGGTCAGGTTTTTTGCTATGAAATAATCTTGGATGCATTTGAACCTGCCTTACAGTTCTATCTTTTGTTTCCATACTTCCTTTAATTGCAAGCAAGCATAATTCTATGCCTTGTAATGTATAGTTTCCTGCCATTCGACAATTTGGAATACCTGTTTTTTGAGAAGTTTTAACCCAACAAAAAGCGACACCAACATATCTAAAACCAATTTTTTCAATAAGTTTTATAGCATCAGGTATTTTTGCATTTATAGTCCAAAGAAACAAGGCACAATTATTATCAGCAAGTTCTTCTATTGGTAAGTCTATAATGTCCTTGCTTTGCATTACATCATATTTTGGCACTAAAACTCTATTTTTACTTTTGTTGCCCATTTCCCACGCTGGGTCTGCATATATTATTTGATATTTATTCATCTTCATCTTCCGAATAAAAACGGCACATAACATCGGTTTTGCAATAGTGGGGCTTTAGTGCTAAAACAAACATTTGTACCTTGATTAAACATTAGTAATAAATTCAACTTTTCGGCTTCGATTTCCCCACCATCGCAAAGCCGCAAAACGTTATAAGTAACTTTACTCAATATTGCGGTTAAAAGTAAAATCGAAATATTCATCAGCGTTATTGAAATCATAATCTTCGTGGTCGTAGTCAAGCCTTTCTTTAACGTGTTCAATGTACGCACCATATTCAAAAGCTTCAATAATTTGTTTTTGTTCAGTGTCTTTAAGTTCTTTTGCTTTATCAAAAATATCTGAAAAAAATTCAAATTTACCTTCTTCGATAAAATCCATTAATTCATCTAATGCTGTTTTTTGCTTACTCATAATAAAAAGCTACTTATAACATCGGCTTTGCTCTATTGTGGTTTAGTGCTTAACCAATGTTTGGTTTGTATTTGTTAATTTTGTTTTTTAATCTAAACTTTTGGCTTACTTTTCCGCTTCTTCGCCAAGCACTCGAACGTTATAAGTAACTTTACTCAACATCGGTTAAAAATTGAAAGTAGTGTTTTCTTATTATTTTCTCCATTTGAAAACTCCCAATCTCCTTTGTGATAGTAAGCTCCTTTTTTCTTTATATAATTTTTATCCAACCAATTTGAAAAACGAATAGCATAATCTTCATTTGTCATTTTATTTTTGCCATTTTCAATGTAGTTTTCAAAAACTTCTTTAATACTTTGTAAATAGATTAATTCCTCTCCGCCATCATAAAATGATACTTTTGTAATTTCATCTAAAATATTTTTCAAATCTTCTACGTTAAAATTATTTTCCATAATAAAAGCTACTTATAACATCGGTTTTGCTCTATTGCGGGGTAGTGCTTAACCAATGTTTTGTTTGTATTTGTTAATTTTGTTTTTTAATCTAAACTTTTGGCTTACTTTTCCGCAACAAAGCAAAGCCGAGAACCGTTATTCTTCAAAACATTCGCCATCTTTCGGAATGTTATTAGCGTTTGTGGTTACATAGTGCATCTGTATTACAATCGTGTCACACTTTGGCAACCCGTTAAAATACGTTGTAAAGGTCGTAACATCGTTAAAGGTTGCATTAAATGTAACGGGGTCATCAACAACAATACAATCGCAAGGATTTGGAATTGTATCGTCTGACGAACAACTCAATAAAATAAGCGGGATTAGGATTAGTTTTTTCATAACTGATAATTTTTAACTGCGTTTGGTGTTATTGTTAGGTTGAATTGAATTAAGTTTTCTATTGTATTTGTCTTATAATCAAAACAATCTTTGTATGTGACTATATATCCTGCGTCATAAAATACAATTAAAATATTTTCATTACTAACTTGGTATCCTGATTCTGAATATCTACCCTCAAACCCCTCAAAAATAACACGCTCTTTGGCTTGTTGGTGTCTAAAAATATATTCGTCACATTCTGTGCAATCTCTTTCAAATACTTCGTAAGCCTCTTTCATCACATTACCCTCATCATCTGTTGGGACAAACATCGATAACGTTAAAGGTTTTTTTAGGAATTTAGCATATTTTAAAATTCTTTCAAATCTTAAAGGTCTATCTGTATTTTGCATACCTTTTTTTTCTTCTTGTAAAACAAAATCAGTCATTGATATTAATCTATTATTTTCCAATTTTTTCTTTTTTGAATGTTATAAATTGTTCTATATGTTACATTAAATTTTCTAGCCAACGCTGTTGGTTTTTCTTTAG